GGCGTGTTTAGTCACCCGTCGGGCGGGAAAATCACGATCGACTGGACAATGGAACGCGCCAAGGCTGCGGGATTAGCAGGTAAGGAAGTTTGGAAGCAGTACCCGCGCAACATGCTCAGGAGTCGGGTTATCTCGGAGGCTATCCGTACCGTATACCCTGGAGTGCTTTCTGGGTGCTATCTGGAAGACGAGATTGAGCCGATGCAGGCCGTATCGACTCAGGCACCAGTGCAGGCGTTGCCAGCGCCGACGTTTCCAGTTGGATCATGGGTGCAGGCCATCCAAGCCGCCGACTCTATTGATGGCCTCCGTGACGTCTGGATGAATGCACTGAAAAACGCGCAGGAATTTGGAACATCAGATGATCTTCTAAAACTTACCGCAGCAAAGGATTCAAAGAAAGCCGAACTCTCACATGATTAAGTACATACCAACCAACTCACAAGGCCGCCTTGAAGCCGGCGAACATTTCTGCCGGGTTCAATCAGCCGTCGAATCCGCATCCGCGCGAGGTGACCAGACCATTGAACTCGAACTACTCATCGGGCGCGACGGGGCACACAGCATGCGCGACACGCTCTACAATTCCGAGCGGGCCGCGTGGAGGATCACCCAGGCGCGTGCGTGCTTTGGATTCGACGATGCCATTGGGTCCGAGATTGAGTTTGCTGCCGCTGACCTTGTCGGGTGCACTGGGACGATTCTAATCGAACTTGGTGAACCCAAGAAATCGGGGAAATATGAGGGCAAGCAATTCCTCGAAGTCAAACGCTACCTCCCGCGCGATCATGCAGCCGAGGACGCGTTGATTGTTGAGCCGGATAACATTCCGTTTTAACGCAGCACGGGGGCCGCGCATCCATCCAACGCGGGACACACTATGATCCTCCGAGACTATCAACAGCGGGCCATTGCAGGCGTTCGCCAGGCGTTCGCAGCGGGCCATAACCGTGTGCTATTAGTGGCACCCACTGGTGCAGGTAAAACGGTGATGTTTTCGCACCTCGCCGGTGCTATAGCCGCACGCGGGCAACGCGTCCTCCTCATGGCGCATCGGGCTGAACTGCTGGACCAGATCGGGCGCACGCTGGCGCAGTTTGGCATCCGTCATGGATTTATCGCTGCGCGTCGGTCGCTGAATCTGGAGATGCCGGTCCAAGTCGCAGGCGTCCACACTCTGAAAAACCGGGCGTCTAGGCTGGCATGGCGACCGGACTGGATCATCTGTGACGAGGCCCATCACGCTACGGCAGGAAGCTGGGCGGCCATCCTGCGCGCCTACCCGCACGCTCGCGTCCTTGGCGTCACTGCCACCCCGGAGCGTTTGGATGGTACGGGGCTAGGTAACGTGTTCCAAGCGATGGTGCACGGGCCAGAGGTCGCTGATCTCATTCAGCGCGGGTTTCTTTCACCGATTCGGTATTACTGCCCGCGCACCGTAGACACGGACGGAATGAAGATGCGAATGGGCGATTACCGGCACGCCGAGGTGGACGAACGCGTAAACAATGCCCGCGTCACTGGCGAAGCTGTGGACTGGTATCGTAAGCTGTGCAACGGAGCGCCAGCGGTGGCGTTCTGTGCGTCTATTCGCCACAGTGAGCACGTGGCCGAGACATTCAGGACCGCTGGCTATCGGTGGACCTCGCTCGACTCCACGATGACGCCAGAGGCACGCCGGGCCGCCGTCGTGGGACTGGGCAACGGAAGCCTGCACGGGATCAGCTCGTGCGACATCATTTCCGAGGGGTTCGACCTGCCGATCGTGTCAGCGGCCATCCTGCTCCGTCCGACGGCGTCTTTGGGGCTGTACCTCCAGCAAATCGGGCGTGTCCTCCGTATATCGCCAGGCAAGCAGCATGCGACGATCATCGACCACGTGGGCAACTGCGGCAGTATTCGCGCAGGCGCGTGGGTGGAAAAACACGGGTTTGCGGAGGATATTCGTGAATGGAGTTTAGAGGGCCGCACAAAGAAAAAAGGAACCGCACCCGTGAGACTCTGCGACGCGTGTTTTGCCGTGATCCCAGTGGGCTCGTCCACATGCCCGCAGTGCGGCGCTGAGAAGCCCAAGGCCGAGCGCGAACTACCCGAGGCCGCTGAGACGGGTGACCTAGAGCAGGTCCAGCGGGACGCGGTGCGGGAGAAAACGGAGGCGATGATGAAACGCGCTAGAACGCTGGAAGACTGGCAGCGCATCGCAAAGCTGCGTGGATACAACCAGGGATGGGCGTGGCACCGGCATAATCAGAGGACGCAGAAACGAACGACCTATTCAATTAGATGACCGAATCCGAAATCCAAGCCGCCGTAATGCGAAAACTCGGCAGCCGACCAGACATGCGCGTGTTTCGCAACCACACTGGCAGCGTGCAGGACCAAGCAGGCCGGTGGCACACGTTCGGACTCGCCAAGGGATCCGCTGACCTAATCGGGTGGCAGACCATCGAAATCACCGCTGACATGGTGGGCCAGCGCATCGCTCAGTTTCTTTCGGTAGAGGTAAAATCCGCAACTGGGCGCGTAAGGCCCGAGCAGGAAGCCTGGGCGCGAACGGTGAACGAACACGGGGGGAGGGCAATAATAGTACGCAGCACAGACGATTTATAACACAACGACTCGATTTTAAAACCATCAACGAACGCAGCTAATTATGAACTACGACGACTACATCAAATTCAAGCAGAAAACGGCACAGAATTACGGCTTTGAGCCGCTGCCATTCACCGCACCACTCTTTGACTGGCAAAAGCAGATTGTATCCTGGGCCGTCGCAAACATGCGATCCGTTGAGGCGCAGCCAACACTTTTCTGATATGGCCGCCAAAATTGAATTTGAGCGGATAAATCAGCAACTTCTTGCAAACTACCTAGCAACACTCCAACAGTGGCTCCCAAATGGGCAAAAGCTTGGCGCTGAGTGGTGCGTGGGATCGCTCAACGGGGAGCGTGGGAAATCGCTAAAAATCCATGTTCGTAAGGGCGTCTGGAAGGACTTCTCATCCGGCGACGGCGGCAGCGATCCCGTCTCGCTCTACGCAGCAATCCACGGCATCACGCAGGCCGAAGCCGCGCGCAGATTGGACACGCCGGCACCCGTGGCACTCACGCCGACTGCTGACGACGACGGCTTCGAGCCGATCACCGACCCGCCTGACGACCTACCTGACCCCGGGATTGGATTCGGCCAGCGATACACCTACCTCACGCAGGATGGCCGCGTGCTGGGCTTCGTGGTGAGGACCGACTCGGGCACTGGCAAATCGTACCGTCCTCGGACGCCGTGGATGGGGCCGGACGGGCAGATTGTCTGGCGCTGGAAGGGGTTCTCGGCCCCGCGTCCGCTCTACGGACTGCAACACCTCAGCGCCTACCCACAGGCCGTCGTCGTTATCGTGGAGGGAGAGAAATGCGCTGATGCGCTGGCCGCCGCAATCCCCGGCACTCCGGTGCTAACGTGGCCGGGCGGGGCTGGAGGCGTCGAGCACGTCCAGTGGCAACCGCTCCGAGGCCGCCGCGTGGTACTCTGGCCCGACGCTGACGAACCAGGGCGCAAGGCCATGGCCCGCGTGGGCGCACTGCTGACCGCCATCGGGTGCGCGGTGAAGATCTGCACGCTGGGGGATGTCCCCCGTGGATGGGATGTGGCCGACGCCATCGCAGACGGCTGGACCCGCGACGATCTGACCGCACTGCTGGCCGGCGCTCGACCGCTGGCCGAGGAGGCTCCCATCGTGGCCCGCACGGTGACGACTACGCAGGCCGCGCGGACGCCTGAGGGCGACGCAGTCCAGCGGGTGGAGGTGCGCGAGGAGTTCGGGCCGGTCCCGCGCGCTGATCACGCCCGCTACGGGCTCCAGATCGGCGCAGGTGGGAAATACGTGCCATGCTTGGACTCGCTCTGTCGGATCCTCGAATTGCACGACCACTGGCGCGGGAGGATCTGGTGGGACTCCTTTTTGGAACGCGTGCAGACCGACGTTTGGGGAGAGGTGGAGCCGTGGACTGACCAGCACTCGTCCAAGGCCTGCCGCTGGATGCAGTCCGTGTTTGAGCTGCCGACGGCCAGCACTGACCGCGTCCACGAGGCGGCGATGACCGTGGCACGGGACACCCCGCGAAATGTGCTGGTGGACTGGCTCACTGGCCTGACCTGGGACGGTGTACCGCGTCTCGCTGATCTGATGCCCACTGGATTTGGGACTGGGCCTGACGTGTATCACCGTCGCGTGGGCGAGTGCTGGATGCTGTCGCTCGTCGCGCGGGCCATGCAACCTGGGTGCAAGGTGGACACGATGCCAGTGTTCGAGGGTTCGCAAGGGCTTGGGAAGTCCTCCGCGCTGGCAACCCTCGGCGGGGACTGGTTTGGAGAGTGCCATGAGGATTTCGGCTCGAAGGACTTCGTTCTCTCGCTGAAAGGCAAGTGGCTCATCGAGGTCGCAGAGATGCACTCGTTCCGTCGTCAAGACGTGGACCGACTCAAGGGCATAATGTCCACGCGCATTGATCGCGTGAGGGTGCCATACGGTCGAATGACCGAGGAGCACCCGCGTCAGTCCGTATTCGCGGGCACGACCAACCGGGACGACTGGCAAGCGGACGACACGGGCGCACGGCGATTCTGGCCGGTGAGGTGCGGGTTTCTCAATCTGGACTGGATACGCGACAACCGGGAGCAACTGTTCGCCGAGGCCGTCAGGCGTTACCAGGAGGGCGAGACATGGTGGAGTGTGCCCGCTGAGGCCGCAGCAGCCGCCGCAGATGAACGCAGGCCTGAGGATCCGTGGGAAAGCGTGCTGGCTGACCATCTGGAGCCGACGCGGACTTATTCGTCCCGCGAACTGATGAACAACCCGCTTCAGATTGACCTAGAGAACCAGTCGCAGGCCGTGGCAGCACGGGTGGGACGAGTGCTGCGGAAGCTAGGTTGGGTTCGGTTTGAGGCTCGGGGAGCCAACGGCACCGAAAAACGGTGGAAACTGGCCTAAATGTTTCCGATGTTTCCGATCTGTTTCCGATCTGTTTCCGACGATTCCCTCTGTGTTTCCGATGTTTCCTCTATTTTCTATAAAAGATATAATATATAGGAATCGCGGGAATACGGGCGCCCGCGAGGCCCGCGAGGCAACTGTTAGACTTTGCGGAAACAGCGGAAACAGCGGAAACACGGAAACACAAACCCAACCAAAAACGACCAAATGAGACGAAATCAAACAGAACACACCGAGTGCCCGACCTGTGGTGCCGGGCTCGAATGGAACCCCGGCAACGATCCCGAGCAGTACTGCATCTACTGCTTGGCTGAGGACCGCGCGCAGCGGATAGACCAGCAGAAAAATGAGATCACGCGGCTGAGGGCTGAGCACGAACTTGAACGCATGCGAGTGCCAATGAAACTCATCTCGCTTGCCAAATGGATCATGGACAACGCGGAGGCAGCGCCGAAGGTCTACATCGACCCGACAGCACGGGGACAGTGGAGGAGGGCACGCGAGAAATGGTTGACGGAGGCAAACGACCTGTTACTCTGACGGCTCATCAAAACCAACCGTCGGAGGCTGGCAATGGAACCCGGTCCCTGAGTGGGGATCGGGTTTTTTATTGACAGTGTCGCGAAATTGTGGAAGGACACGCGCGCATGCGGCACACTCCTAAGAGCAGTCAATTTCACGAACGACTCGGACGCGCTACTGCATTTGGTGAGGTGCTGCTTATTTCAATTCTCATTCAAGCCGCTTTGAATCTGGCGTTTAAATCTGCTGACATGCAACTTCGGATTGGATTCTACGAAGTCGCATTGGTCTGGATGTTCTGCAAATGAACATCACCCGCAAATGGAAACGCTGGATGGCCGTGGGCTGCACGCACGGTCACCTTGTTGACGGTGAGCTTCTTAAACAGGTCTACGCATTCCAAGAACGCTGGAAACCTCACACGCGCATTGCATTAGGTGACCACATTGACCTGGCCTGTTTGCGCTCTGGTGCAATTGGAACGGCTGACGACGCCACCGATCCCGAAGGCGACTTGAACGACGGGCTGACGTTCATTTCGCGTTTTGCACCGTCAGTGTATCTGCTTGGAAATCACGAGGCCAGGCTTACCAATTTGATGGAATCGCCTCGGGCTATTGTGTCCGCGTTGGCATGTAGGATTTACCAACAGATTCTGGACAGGGCCCGCGAAGTAAAGGCCGAGGTGGTTCCGTACTCATTCCAAAATGGATGGAGGCAGTACGGTGATGCGCTTTTTGGCCATGGCTACATGATCAACGAGGCCGCCGTCCGTGATCACGCGGAGGCCGTGTGCAGTGGCAGTGCATCCAAGGTGGTCATTGCTCATCTGCATCGCGTGACGCAGGCTGAAGGGCGCAACCGCGCGCATCCGACAGGGTATTGTGTAGGCTGGCTTGGGCGCACCGAGGATATGGGCTACGCGGCACAACGTAGGGCGACAACCTCATGGAGCAGGGGGTTTGGATTTGGAGAATACTGCGACAACGAAACTCAAGTATGGCTAGCAAAGGAAACAAAAACACAGACATTCAGGCTCCCAGTGTAAATTGGTTGGAGCAGTTGGCCGCCGAACTCAACGTACCGTTTGCGCCGAAAGGTTGGCACACGATGGCACAAATCTGTGAACGCGTTGGTAGGGATCATCAAATTGTCCGGAAGATGCTGAAGCGCGCCAATGCTCAGACTGCTAAGTATCGGCATCTTAATTCATGCGGCAAAGTAATCGTGACGGTGCATTACAAAATATAATCATGGACGAAGAGCTGATTATCGAAGAACTGATACACGCTGGACTCTCTGAGAGGTCCGCTAAGACGGCTGGACGCTGGGCATGCAGTGCGATAGCCGACGCGCGTGGGGAGGCTGCCAGTGATGCTGCGGTGCGACTGCTGGGGATTCTGCTTGACGGCAAGCGGGGGGATGTACGCAAGCGGGCCATTGGCATGGCGTTTGCCATTGGCCGGCCTGACCTCGCGGGGTATCTGTCACTGGACCAGGCGGGCGTGGGCGAGGGCGTGAGTCACACGCAGGTTGCCAACTGGCGCAATGCAATGGCTAAGGCACTTGGGGTACCCCGGTAAGGAATCTTTTAGGGGGTGGAAGTTGATCGCAATGTTGGAGTCTAGTTCCAAGAATCCATGAGTACCGGCAAAATTTGCCAGTTAACAAGAAATATGAAGGAAATAATTGCCGTATCCGTAGAAAAACTTATCCCGTACGCAAGGAATGCACGCAAACATTCAGACGAGCAGGTGGCTCAAATTGCAGCATCCATCCGAGAGTTTGGGTTTAACGCGCCGGTGTTGATTGATGCTGATGACGGCATCGTTGCTGGGCATGGGCGTGTGATGGCAGCTCGTAAACTTGGGTTGAAAGACGTGCCGTGCGTTCGGTTAGATCATCTTAATGACACGCAGAAACGGGCTTACATTTTGGCAGACAACAAACTGGCACTGAATTCCGATTGGGATCAAGAGATGCTTGGAATCGAAATCAAGGGGCTCAGTGAAATTGGGATGGACCTTACGTTGTCAGGATTTAGTTCTGCCGAAATTGGGAACTTGTTTTTGGCTGACACCTTTGAACCTGGAACTGAAGAAGACCAAGGAAAACTAGATGAGAAGTCACCAGTGATTTGCCCAAATTGTTCCCATGAGTTCCATCCTTAAAATTGACTGGGCAACGCATGAGGCAGCAAAATATGCCTGTGAAAATTGGCATTATTCAAAGTCCTTGCCAGTTGGCAAACTTGTCAAAGTTGGAGTATGGGAAAATGGGAATTTTATTGGGGTGGTGATTTTTGGCAGGGGTGCCAATTTTAGAATTGGCGAACCTTACGGGTTGCAGCAAACAGAATGCATTGAACTTGTGCGTGTTGCATTAAAAACACATGCAAGTCCAGTTTCTAAAATATTAGCTTTGGCACTGAAATGGGTAAAAAAGCAGTCTCAAAAAATTAGGCTGATCGTCTCATACGCTGATTCAGAGCAGGGACACCACGGTGGCATTTATCAAGCCGCGAACTGGATTTATTCAGGCCGTTCTCTAGGATCAGAAAAAGTTTTTTACAAAGGAAAGTGGGTTCACAAAAGAACTGTGGATTCTATTTTGGGACACCACAGAGGTTTTCCTGTTAAGAAAACACAAGGAAAGCATACCTATTTGATGCCACTTGACGCCGAAATAAAAAGGCGCATTCTCCCTTTACGCAAACCATACCCAAAACGCGCCGAAAGCATCGTAGTCGATGCGCCTACAATCCAAGCAGGAGAGGGCGGGGCAGAACCGACCTCGGCGCTCCATTCTGAATGAACCTGACCGAACAACTTACACAGGCCCAGGTTAAAAACGCTCTTGCCAAGGCAAAGTCTGGCAAGGTGTTAAATCGACGTGAGGAACAATTGATCCGAGACTTTGAGGCCAACCGTGCCCCGGAGTTGACGCTCGAAGTCGTCGCTGAACATTTTGGCATGTCCCGTGCAGGCGTGCTGCGGTGGAAACGCACGATGGCGCAAGCTGGGTTGCCGTGGACCTCGCTGGATCAAATCCAAGCTTGGAGGGAATCACAGGAAAAGAAAATCAAACCGAACGACATCAATGCGTCCCGCAAAGCCAAACTAGAGCGCGAGATTGAACGGCTGGATCTCATGATTGCCAAGGAGAAGGGCGAGATGATTTCACGGGCCTCGGTGCGGGAAGCTTGCGTTAGAATTGGGGCTGCCCTTGCCGCGTCCCTTGCGTCAATGTGTAACGACCTCCCAGGGTTGATGGCTGGCAAATCAGAGGTTGAGATTCGTGATGCCGTTGTCCCGCGTGTTGCTGCAATGCAAGAGCAATTCAACGAGGCAACCTTACGAATCACCGAATGAATCCGTTTGAGGGATTTGGTGAGGGCAACAAACCGCCTTACACTGGCGATCCGCTGGCGTGGATCCACGAGCATGTTAGGCTGCCACACTCGGCACGGTCCGCTGAGTTTGACCCGTCCATGGCGCCGCACCTAAACGCGCCGATGCGGGCGATCATTGGAGGGCAGCACCGCTCCGTGCTGATGCGACTACCGACGGGGGCGGGTAAAACCACGATGTTGGAGTTGATCATCCCGTATGTGATCGCCGTCGCACCAGGGCCGATGCTGCTGGTCGAGCAGACCGACGACACGAGTAAGGACTGGGCTGAGTCGCGACTGATGCCCGTGCTGGAGGGGTGCGAACCCGTGAGCCGATTGTTCCCGCAAGACAGGCATCAGAAACGCAAGAGCGCGATCCTGTTTCCTCACTGCGC